CACTGGACAAAAAATGATCACAGTTGGCTACACTGAAGCAGATGATGCTATTGTGCAAGCGGCTGACAAGATGATGAATTCCCCAAGTGTACAGATTACCAGCAACGGCAGTGAAGAAGTGCCGTATGTAAACAGTCAAAGCCCGATGCAAAGCCAGGGACCAATTAAGAGAAAGTCAAAATGAAAATAAGCGACATTCTTAAATCACAGACTATTACCGAAGGGCACGATGCTGGCGACGCCAGTCATGGTTTTGAACACACAGGCGAAAATACAGAAATGCCACAGCACACTGAAGATCACATGTCTGATACTATTGTGTTCCGTGATGTGGGTGGTTACGATCGCGTGTACCATTTAAATCGCGTCATGATGGCGGCCGCCTTGGCCAGTGGCGTAGATAGAAATCCAGTTGAGATGGATGAAGCATCTTGGATTGAAAAATACAACGTTGGATTTGGTTACACCGAAGTTGAAATGAACATGATGATATCTGCATTAAAAACTATTGGTGCAGACATGAAACATTTCAACTCAGATAAAAAACGTCACGAATCAGCAAATATCAATCGACTAAGTCCAGGACTACAGAACTTGGGCCCTGTTAGATCTAAACGTGTAGAAGATAAAAATAAAAAATAATGGACGACCTACAGCAACTGAAAATGCTAGCAGGAATAGCTAACAGGCCCAAGATGCAAGAATACAAAGGCTATCAAGGTAGCAACATCAGCGTCACAGGTAATGAAAAAGGTCAGCTAATGAAAGATAACAATATTAAACCGGGCACTGAGGCCTGGTTTAAACTCTGGTTTTCAAAACCTTACTTGACTGGCGAGCGGCCAATTTAAGAATTTACTTCTTGTTGTTCAATGCCTAAGTATTTCAACCACGAAGGATTGCTAACACGAATACCTTGATTTTTCCACTTGTTAACTAGATTGTAAAAATCAGGTTTGAACGGCATGCGTTTTGGTTTTTGTAACTTGCTACCTTTTTTATAATTACAGGGCTTGCAAGCAGTTACAGAATTTTCCCATGTGGTTTTACCACCACTGGCACGTGGAATAACATGATCCAGTGTTAGGTCTTTGCTGTCGAAAGTATCTTCGCAGTATTGGCATTGATATAGATCACGCAAGAACAAGTTCGCTCTGCTAAACTTAACGGATTTTTTGTAATTGAAGTACTCTTTGGTTACGCATACACTGGGAATTTCCAGCGTGAGATGCTCGCTTCGTATTACACGATTGGGATAAGTTTCAAGAACTGTAACACGATCAAGGAACATTAGTTTAATGGCATGTTGCCAATTAATGACACTCAAAGGTAAAATTGATATCGGTTCGTAATTTGCGTTAAGTAATAGTGTATCAGACATATAAGTATATTTACTATGGGAAAAAGTTTAGAAGGCGTTTTAATTAAAAGAGCACACCAAGTTGAGTCGTTTACCGAACATCAAATCTTGGAGATAGCTCGTTGTGCAGATCCAGTTACTGGACCTGCGTACTTTCTTTCGCATTATTTTTATATACAACATCCCACCAAAGGCAGGATGCTTTATCAGCCCTTTGATTATCAATCCCGTTTAATACATACTTACCATAATTATCGTTACAGCATCAGTCTGATGCCTAGACAAACAGGTAAGTCCACTAGCGCGGCAGGATACTTGCTTTGGTACGCTATGTTTGTACCCGACTCAACAATCCTGGTTGCCGCACACAAGTATACTGGATCACAAGAAATTATGCAACGAATTCGGTATGCTTACGAATCTGTGCCTGATTTTATACGTGCAGGTGCTGTAAGCTACAACAAAGGCAGTATTGACTTTGACAACGGTTCACGTATTGTCAGTAGTACCACAACAGAAAATACCGGTCGTGGTCTTTCTATATCCTTGCTGTACTGTGATGAGTTTGCATTCGTTCGTCCGGGTATTGCCAAAGAATTCTGGACTTCTATCAGCCCTACACTAGCAACTGGTGGTAAGTGTATTATTACATCAACACCAAACTCAGACGAAGATCAGTTTGCTTTGCTATGGAAAGGTGCTAACAAGTGCGTGGACGAGTTCGGTAACGACACAGAAATTGGACAAAACGGATTTAAATCATATCGCAGTTACTGGAACGAACATCCAGATCGTGATGAAAAATGGGCTACAGAACAACGCAGTCAATTGGGCGAAGAACGTTTCCGACGTGAAATGGACTGCGAATTTATTATCTGGGATGAAACATTAATTGCTCCTACTACACTAGTTGAAATGGCTGGTATAGATCCAGTGCAACGACAAGGGCAAGTACGCTGGTATAAGAAACCTGAAAAAGGAATGACCTATGTTGTTGGACTAGATCCTAGTCTAGGCACCGGTGGCGACCCAGCGGCCATACAAATAGTTGAACTTCCAACATTGATGCAGGTAGGAGAGTGGCAACACAATAAAACTATCATACAAGGACAAGTTCGTATACTTAAAGAAATATGTGACTACTTGTACGAGACAGTTGGCACAGAAAATTCAATTTATTACACAGTAGAAAACAACACGTTAGGTGAGGCCGCACTTATTGCCATTGCTGAAGTGGGCGAAGAAAATATCCGAGGACAGTTTGTCAGTGAACCTGCCCGAGTTGGGCAAGCAAGAAGATACCGTAAAGGATTTAACACCACTCACAAAACAAAAATTGCTGTATGTGCTAAACTAAAACATCTAATAGAAAATAAAAAATTTACTATTGCTAGTAAAAATCTTGTGTCCGAACTCAAAACATTTGTGGCGCATGGCTCCAGTTTTGCGGCCAAACCAGGTGAAACAGACGATCTGGTTATGGCCATATTGTTGTGTCTGCGTGTAGTACAATTCTTACAAAGCTATGACACTGAACTAGATAAATTAGTAAAAGAGGATAGCGAGTACGTGGCACCAATGCCTTTTATTATGATTTAAACGCATAAATAAGAATATGAAAGAAATAACTAAAATATCAGAAGCTTTGTTTGAAAAGTTACGTGCTAAATTCAAGCCAGTAACTCTCGGTGACGAAAAAAGCCAAAAAACAGCTGACCCATCACAAGCAAGATTTTTTAATTTTCAATATACTGATGAAGCAGGTAACAAACTTGGCGCAGTAACTTGTAGTCTAATAGATGAACAAAGTCTTAAGGTATTTTATAGCAAATCTATTGCAGAAAAATTAGTAGGCGAAGAACAAAATAACTGGTACTCATTCCTTAAAGGAATCAAAGATTTTGCTATACGCAATATGTTGACATTTGATGCCAGAGATCTAGACACCGATAGTTTAGAACTACGCGACTTACAAACAGCATCAAATTCTGGTATTGATAAAACAGATTTAAATGTAACCGAATCTAAAAAGTTTGGAACTACTCGTAGCAGTTACGAAAATGTAGGCCCTGCTAAAATCATTGTACGACACACAGAAGCAATCAATCCAGATCAACGTGGCGCACGTAGTCGTAAAATTGAATCTGTTTTTGTAGAAACCATGCGCGGTGAACGTTTCTTAATGGATTTTAAAAATCTACACGGTGCCCGAGCAATGGCAGTACATTTGTCTGAAGGTGGTAACATTGCAGATGACCGTGCTCAACACATTTCTCAGTTAGTCAAAGAAATGGCAGATATGAGTCATTTTGTTCGAACCATGCGTAGTCGCACATTCGAAGATCTAGAAACCAGTGACATGGTACATGCGGCTGTCAAACATTTCTATGACACCAAATCAAAATTAAAGAGTATGCGTAGCCCACATGGCTATCGTAACTACTACGAAACATGGCAAGACATTCCAGCCAATTCAAGCGAAGAAGCAAACGTTGAAGCCTTGCGCGATAGATTTGTTAAAAAGATTTTCGATGATAGACTTGAAGCCGCACTACCACATGTGTATCGAGCATACAATGCACACAAGGCACAAGTTAAAACCAAGTACCTTGATGAATTTGATCAGTGGCTTGAAGAACAAGATCAAGTTGAAGAAACCGAAATTGAAGAAGCAGACTTTCCTGCCATTGACGAAATGTCCGATCTGGCCGAAGAGCCAGTTTCCGAACAAGTAGAATTATCATTGATCCGCCAGCTGGCCGGTTTGGTAAAATAATTCCAAAAAATCTCTTGCAATCATAAATATATTTGTTATATACTAGCAGGGTGCTAGTTTATATCTAGGCACATTTAAAGACCATCTTAATTTAAGGAGAAATATTATGGCTATGACATTGGCAGAAATTAGAGCAAAACTACAACAGTCCGACAATCGCGGACAAGGCAACGCGGCACAAGGGGATAATGCAATTTATCCGCACTGGAACATTCCAGAAGGCACAACCGCAAAACTACGCTTCCTTCCTGACGCAGACACAAAGAACTCGTTCTTCTGGGTTGAGCGCAACATGATCCGTTTACCATTCAACGGCATTAAAGGTCAAGCAGACAGCAAACAAACATTTGTACAAGTACCTTGCGTTGAGATGTGGGGTGAAGCTTGTCCTATCTTGGCAGAAGTTCGCCCATGGTTTAAAGACCCTTCGTTGGAAGAAATGGGTCGTAAGTACTGGAAAAAGAAAAGCTACTTGTTCCAGGGCTTTGTACGTGACAATCCATTGAGCGATGACAAAACACCCGACAATCCAATCCGTCGTTTTGTCATCAGTCCACAGATCTTTAACATTGTTAAAGCCGCATTAATGGACACAGAGATGGAAGAACTACCAACAGATTACGAGCGTGGTTTGGACTTTAGCGTAGTTAAAACTTCCAAAGGTGGCTATGCTGACTACAGCACTAGCAAGTGGGCACGTAAAGAGTCTGCGCTAACAGCAGAAGAAGCTGAAGCAATTGAGAAGTTTGGTTTGTATAACCTACAAGACTTCTTGCCAAAGCGTCCAGGTGAAGTTGAGCTCAAAGTTATGAAAGAGATGTTTGAAGCATCTGTTAACGGCGAAGCTTATGATCCAGATCGTTGGAGCCAATACTTCAAGCCTGCGGGTTTCAATGGTGGCAGTAATTCAGCACCAGCCGCAAGTGCATCTGCTCCGGCCGCAACACCTGCTCCAGTTGCAAGTGCGCCAGTAGAAGATACACCTTTTGATGTGGATGAGCCAGTAACACCTGCGCCAACTGCACCAGTACAGGCCGCTAAACCTTCTAGCCAAAAAGCTGAAGACATTTTAGCAATGATTCGCAACCGTCAGAAACAGTAATTGTTGGGTTGGGTAGGGGGACGGTCCCTACCCTTTTTCTTTGTCCATCGATGATTGAGTCAATCTTAAGAAAAAAGTATCAAATTGAAGTCTACGATGACGTAGCATACTATCTTGCAAGACCAATAACAGCATTGTATGATAGGCTAGCTAGCGTCAAACGAGATGTGTTTCCCAACGACTACAGAATTGTTTTTTCTATTAATACTCCAGTAGAGCAAGATTTTCTTAATTACCTACAGAAAGTCTTGTCAAGACTTGATATTCCAAATTATTTTGTGTTGATAGTCAGTAATCAAAAAAACATGCAAACGCAGATACTTACAGCATACAATGGTTATGCATTGGACTCTGTACCAATGAGTCTGGTGTTCCACGATGCTCCAACTGCACCTGTTCCAAAAAATCAAACAAACTTTAAGATACCCGACAGCATCTGTGTTAATCCCTGGATCAATATAGAAATTACCAACAGCGGTAGATTTAAACCCTGTTGCGAATACACAGAGTTTATTCCAAATGCAGATGTTAATACATCATCGTTTAATGATGTATACCGGTCTGAGTACATGACAAATCTAAGAACAGACTTTCTTGCTGGTAAAACTCCTGATGCCTGTAATAGATGCTATGAACAAGAACGCATTGGAAAATTAAGTAAACGTCTTCGTGACAACTACGTATATAGAGATAATCTGTTACAGATTGATTGGAACAATGTTACTAAGAACCAATTGGCCAGCCTAGATGTCAAACTCGGATACACTTGTAATCTAGCTTGTAGGATCTGTGGTCCAGCGCAGAGTAGTGCCTGGGTTAGTGAAGTTAAGACCAACAACTTAACAGCACAATATCCAATTATTCAATTGAACAAAGCAGATTGGACGCAAGACGACGATTCGTTATTTTGGAACGATTTCCGAGAAGTAAAAAGTTCATTGAGGCATATTGAGTTTACAGGTGGCGAACCATTGCTGATTAAAAAGCACTTTGCAATCTTGCAGTACCTGGTGGATCAAGATGTAGCAAAGCACATAGACTTACACTATAACTCTAACGGAACAGTTTATCCAGAACAAGCTATCGAAATTTGGAATCATTTCAAACATGTTGGTATATCTTTTAGTATAGACAATATATGTCGACGTTTTGAATATGAACGTTATGGAGAAACTTGGGACACAGTAGAATCAACCATTGACCAATTCCTAACATTAAACAACAGCAGGTTTTCTTTTGATATATACTGTACATTGTCTGCACTAAATGTTGCAGATGCGTACCGGGTGTATCAATTCGGAAAATCAAAAAATCTACCTGTTGAATACAGCATACTCTATGAACCGAACGAATTGAGTATGGATATTTTGACAAAGCAGGCTAAACAGTATATAATTGATACATTAACGTGTGAGACTGACAAGGGTTTTATTGATAAAATAACGCCCATACTTAATAAGTTGAAAACAGGATCAACAGATGTATCAATTGACAAATTTTGGAATACAATTAACTTATTAGACAGTACAAGAGGACAACTGTTCTCGGACTACTATTCAGACTTATATAAACTTTTAAAGGACTAACATGGCAACTAAACCATTCGATGTAAGCAAATTTCGCAAAAGCATTACCAAGAGCATTGACGGTATCTCCGTTGGCTTTAACGATCCTACTGACTGGATCAGTACCAACAACTATGCACTGAACTATCTTATTAGCGGAGACTTTAATAAAGGCATCCCAATGGGCAAGGTTACTGTGTTTGCAGGTGAATCTGGTGCAGGTAAAAGTTTTATCTGCTCAGGTAACTTGGTTGCCAACGCACAGAAGCAAGGCATCTTTCCTATCCTGATTGATACTGAAAACGCACTTGATGAAAAGTGGTTACATGCATTGAATGTAGACACAAGCGAAGACAAGTTATTGAAACTTAACATGGCCATGATTGACGACGTTGCTAAAATGATTTCAGAATTTGTTAAGGAATACAAAACACTGCCAGAAGAATCACGCCCCAAGGTCCTGTTTATTCTGGACAGTTTGGGTATGTTGTTGACACCTACAGATGTCAATCAGTTCCAAGCAGGTGACATGAAAGGTGACATGGGTCGTAAACCCAAGGCATTGACAGCCTTGGTACGTAACTGTGTTAACATGTTTGGTGATTTGAACTTGGGTTTAGTAGCCACTAACCACACTTACGCCAGTCAAGACATGTTTGATCCAGACGACAAGATCTCAGGTGGTCAAGGCTTTATCTATGCGTCTAGTAT